TGCTGTAATGGATGTAGCTGTCAAACCAGTAAAGATCATATAAAAGAAATGTCTTCTGACGAAGAGGTTTGGGATATCTAAGGTTTGAAATATATAGTGATATAATCTACTTATGGCTATAGATAGAGACGGCGAACTTAGATGTTGTGAAGAGTGTGTATGCACAGAATCACACATATCAGAACCAATTGTTGAAGCAGAAGAAGCATAACTAGTCGTATTTCCGACGGTATATAAATTTCACCATTTCCCGATAGGGCATTTAGCCTTTTCCAATGTAGTCTTAAGCTTCATAAAACATCCACACTTCTTACATGTCTGGGTTTTAGATCTAAACCATTCACAGCCTTTACAAATTTCTAAACGGGATGCAGCTAATCCTTCTGGCGATCTATCTCCATTGATCAAATGCCATGGTTTTACGTCACGGTCATTCTGATCATCGCTCATTATGATACATCCACATAAAATACAAACCACATAAAACCATTATCATAAGAAACATCTCCATAACTCTATTATAGCCCATATAGGGGGATAGGAGCCTATTTAAGACATAGTGAGTGTGTAACTCATGGATTGTCTATAGGGAGGTTTGTTAACCTCTATTTTCGGCTTGACTCGTATCCCGTCGAATTTTAAAACTATCATCTTATATAATGATATAATAACACTTATGACTCTACAAGACTGGGCAGCGTTAGTTCTTTCAATACTTTCAATTTTTGCTATATTTGCAGGTGGAATTAAATGGATGGTAAAACATTATCTAAGTGAGCTTAAACCCAATTCAGGATCCAGTCTAAAAGACTCTGTTTCTCGACTTGAGGAAAAGACTGATAAGGTTTTTGACTTAATGATCGAGCATCTCAAAGATCATAATAAGTAACTATATATAATATATACTATATATAAAGAATAAACCTATTACAGGATACTCTTTTCTCTTTATATATTTAAAGTATACACTATCAATACCCTGGACAATACAGATAAAACGGACATAAGGTATATAACCTATTATAACAATTTGATAACGATTTCTTATACCACTGGACTTTACAAAAAATAACTTTATGTTATAATTTAAAAGTGATATCTAAAATAATCTGGCAAACCCATGAATGGGATTATGAAGACTTGCCAGAAATATATAAAAAGACTACGATGACTTGGCAAAAATTAAACCCTGACTGGGAATATAATTATTTAAATTCAAAACAAAGAAGGGATATGGTCAAAAAGATAAGGCCGTCTCTATTAGATAAATACGATAGCTATGCTGGATACATTTATGAGAATAACGATATAGGAGGTATGCTTCAGTGTGATCTCTGGAGAGTTGCCTGTATATATGAGTATGGTGGAGTATATGCTGATTTGGATACTATTTGTCTTGGCCCCCTAAATGATATGCTTCAAATGTACTCCAATAAAGATATCGTAATATCAAGCTACTTTATTACAAAAACTCACCAAGAGCTATTAGATAACTCTTCCTCTGGGTTACCTTATACTTTTCAAGTTAATAGTGGATCTGGATTTGCTGGCAAAAAAAATAGTCAAATATTGAAATTAATGTTAGATATTATAGAGGGAAGAAAACAATATCAAGGAAGCTTTAATGGAGGCTGGGCAAATGCCCATAAAGAGTGGGAAATATTTAATTATGTATGTATGAACTCAAATATAAATATGATATCTTATGACTTTAGGTGGTCTTTACATGGCTCATTGTTTAACCATAAAAGCTTTTAAAAATGTTTTATTATACAAATAAGCAGATATAATGTAGTAGTTAGTCCCTAGGTTGCTACCCCACCCCACCCATTGCTCCTAGGGGCTAACGCTTTTTATTGTGATATAATCACTATATGTGTTCACCTACAGTAGAAAAATTTGGAGCCACCCCTGCTAACATTCAATGGACAGTAGTCCGTGGAGATAGTGCAAACCTTAAAATTGAGTTTTTTGAAGATGACGAAGTAACAAAATATGATACAAGCGATTGGACATATATTTCTACATCCTATGATCCTAGTGGTCAAGTCCTTGATGATTTACCAGTGGTTGCTGGTGATGGATATGCAGAAATTCAAGTACCCGCCTCAATCACAGCTAATTGGGGAACATCCTATAGATCTGTAGTTGCAGAGCTTTCTTTTGATTTAGAGGTTATTATCGCAGCTGGTTCTGGAGAAGGAGAAGATACTACTTGGACTCCAGTTATTGGAACCATTTGTGTTCTGGGTGATGTTAGTGGAACGAGCCTATAATGCCAGTAGTCAAAGTATCTACTCCAAAAATTAATCTTCCTCCTATTATAAAAATTGGCAAAACAACTTTTAAGGTAAAATAGTTCATGGCAAAAAGCATGGACTTTCCAAAAAAAAAGTATTCTGAAACAGTTCAGTCAATTCAAGGGTCAGCAAGTAACACAGAGTATATTGCTGTTCCAGGCATACAGGGTGAAAAAGGTGAGATTGGTCCAATTGGCCCCGTAGGCCCACCAGGTCCAAGGGGTGAAAGAGGAATTCAAGGCAAAGAAGGTCCACAAGGACCCAAAGGAGATCCTGGTAGAGGTGGTGGAGAAGGATATGAGAGTCCATCAGGTCAATATCCAGGTTGGGCATATTATGAAAACAAAAGTAGATCTCCAATATTTTTAGGACCAGATAAAGGTGATGATGGCTGGGTAGATATATCTATTCAAGAAGATACGGATAGCAATATCTTAAGATTTTTGCCTTTAGGCTCAGTATCTCTTTGGAATCCCGCTACACAAAGGATTAACTTTAAACAATTAAAAGTAGGTGCTAAAGTAGACATTAGGTATGATATATTGCTTACTACAGACACCAACAACACAGAGGCATGGATAAGAACCTACATTCCAAAAGTAGAATCTCCTACTGGATATATCGGAATGTTAAAATACAAGTATCCATACGAAATGTCTATTAACCAAACCCTATATGTAGATCTTTCAAAAATAAAGTCTGAGGGTGGAATTATTCAAGCAAGAGCAGATAGCCAAAGTACTATAGTTTTAAAAGGTATGTATATCTCAATCTCTTGAGGCTATTTCTCAAAATTCAAATTATAGTATGATATAATTCAAATATGGAAATTATAGGCATAACAAATTCCCAAAATGGACGCAAGCCAGATGCCCCAACTATTGGATCAGCTACAGCAGGAAATGCATCAGCATCTGTAACTTTTACTGCCCCTGCATTTACTGGCAAGGGAACTGGAACATTAACCTATACCGCAACATCTAGCCCAGGATCACTTACAGGAACTGGAACTTCACCAATTACAGTTTCTGGATTAACCAATGGAACTGGATATACTTTTACAGTAACACTAAATAATGGAACATTTGTATCAAACGCTTCTTCTGCTTCAAACTCTGTTACACCAGTTGCACCACCATTCTTCCCACCATTCTTCCCGCCATTCTTCCCATTCTTCCCACCGTTCTTCCCATTCTTCCCATCATTTGGTCCATTCTTCCCTCCATCATTTGGTCCATTCTTCCCTCCATACTTTGCACCCCCATATTTCTTCTCATCACGTAGATTTAAACACAGCATTATAGGTGTTGTAAATATAAAAAAGGGGTAGTTTAAAATGGGGAACGTAGAAATTGATTTTGAAGCTTGCATAAAAAACTTAAATCCAGTAACATGGATATATAATGATGATGAAAAAATGGTTAGGCAAATTGGCTATATTGCTGAAGAACTTTTTGAAATAGATGATTTAAAATATGTAGTTTTGTTAGACGAAAAAGATCAACCATTAGCTCTTAGGTACGATCTTATATCTGTCTATGCTGTTGAAGTATTAAAAACTGCTTTAACCAGAATAGAAAATTTAGAAAATGAATTGTTTGTATTAAAAAATAATAAAAAGGGGTAAAATGGAATACAAAGATGTTTCAGACCAATGGTTAGAAAAAGAAAGATCAGAAACTACAACAAATAGAATGCCAGACAAGTTATTAGATGGTATCAAAGTTTCTAATCCTGGTTTTGGTTTAAATGTTTATCATAATACATTTTCTAAAGAAACTATTTCACGGTTTATTAGTTCTTTAGAAGATGTTCTTAGTTCAAATGGACCTTACAAATGGAACGAAGCACAGGTCACTAACTCTAAAACTCCTATCAAAAAAGCTAGAGATTGTGTTGATTTTAAAATGAATGCTAAGTCGCTAGGAACAAAAAATGATCAAAACCATAAACTAGTTGATACGTATAATGAAATTTTTGAAACACTAAAAAGATGTGTTGACGATTATTGTAGGTATTGGGGAATACATGTAAACTTCTATGAAGTGTTTAATTTTGTTAAATATGAAGGTGAAGGAAAACACTTTAGAATTCATGCAGATGATGGACCAGCATATAAATGTACTGTATCTGCTGTAATATACTTAAATGATGACTATGAGGGTGGAGAAATATATTTTCCAAGATTAGAAAAATTAACAATTAAGCCAGAGTATGGTGACATTGCTATATTCCCATCAAACTACATGTATGAGCATGCCTCACTACCAATGAAATCAGGAACAAAATATTGTGTTGTCGTAATGATGGATATAAATGATCTTGCTCATAAGGATAACCCCTATGGTACAATTATTAAACAAGACGGCAGTATTGAATAACTATCTTTAAAACAAAGGAGAAGGTGTGAATATTTTAGAAAGCAAAGGTATAGAAGTTAAAAACTTGGGAAATGGAATATACGTTTATAGCAATGTTATTCCAAGAGACCTAAACATTCCAGAAAGACTAGAAGCAGTTCTTGCTAACGGGGAAGGTAGATATGCTTGGCAACCAGCCTATGTTGGGTATCAAGAACTTATGCCAGACTACAGAGACTGCGTAGACTTTAAGTATAAAAAAAGTGATCTACATAACGACAATACAAAAGAATACGCCGAACTTTCTAAAGTGTGGGATGATTGTTATGAAACACAAAAGATTGCTGTAGATGACTATTGTGCTAAATTTAATATTCATAGTCTTAGATATTGGGAGGCTTTTAATTTTATAAAATATGAAAAAGGAGACCATTTTCAATATCATCATGATCACGGCTATTCTTATAATTGTACCGTGTCTCTTGTAGCATATTTAAATGATGACTATCAAGGTGGTGGACTACATTTTAGTCAGCAGGATATTATGTATACGCCAAAGGCGGGGGATGTAGTTATTTTTCCTTCAAACTATATGTATCCACATAGAGCAATGCCAGTTGAAGATGGCACAAAATATTCATTGGTAACTATGCTTGACTATAGCGAAAAGTATCATGATCCAAAGTTTTATCAAGAAACAAATACATGAGCAATGTAATTAAGTTTGTTTCTAATAGACACTGGCTTAATAAAGATTCTATGTCAGCTCCTGGTCCAATTATAAAAACAATTCCAGAATGGTATCGTAAAGCTGATAGATTTGCTAAAAAACCTAGTGGTGATTACTGGAAAGCTCCAGATGGCGGAAATGTTCCAACTTGGAAAGCATGTCCAGCTATATTTGATATTATGGGAACTGGCTATACATTAAAAACTCCATGTGATATTGAGTTTGTTCATGTTGACAAAGATACCCTATCAATAACAATATCAGATGGCAGATATAAAGATTTTTGTACTCCAAGGCATCCAATGGAACAGTTTGAACATCCTCAAGGATATTACCAGTCACATTTCGCATGGTTTCCAGATTGGGCAGTTGAAACCCCAGAAGGATACAGTGCTTTATATTCGCAACCATTTAATAGATTTGAGTTACCATTCTTAACAACATCTGGAATTATAGATAATGATAGTGTAAACCTTCCAGGATCGATGCCATTCTTTTTAAGAGAAGGTTTTTCTGGAGTTATTTCTGCGGGAACTCCATATGCACAAATTATTCCATTTAAAAGAGAAGACTGGGTTTCAAAAATAATAATCGAACAAGCAGGAAATATTGAAAATAAAAATATGCAAAATTCTAATAAATATCGTTTACCAAATGGTGGAGTTTATAAAAATAAGGTTTGGCAACCAAGAAAGTATGAATAAAAATGCTAAATATATTAGTTGAAAAATATCAAGATTCTGTAATTAATATTTCTCCCATGTCAATTAAAAGAGATTGGATGGATGTTACTCCAGAAAAACATGCCTATAGATGTTTTCCTGTAACACAAGCAAATATGGTTGGGTGGAATTTTTTTTGTGAAAAAGATATTGAGTTTATTTGGAACGGAATAAATGATACAAGTTCAGACAATGTTCAAATTACAAAAGGTGAAGAGTTTACATACACTGGAAGAGGTCAGTCAACTGTAAGCTTTAATACTGGCTTAACTTTTAGAACTGATGAAAATATTAGTTTGCTTACAATTAACCCAGTAAACTATTTTAATGATGATTTCGAAACAATGTCTTCTGTAATAAGTACTTCTTGGCTAGATGTTGGATTTCCTTTAGCAATAAAAGCTAGAACTGCTAATAAGAATATTTTAATCAAAGCAGGAACTCCCCTTGCAACTATAATTCCAATCTCTTTAACCCAAATGGATAATACGTCAATAAATATCATTGATTACACTGATGTAGATAACAAAAGACAAGAAGCCCACAAGTCTTATGGAGAAGCTTCACAAAAAATAAATCAAAGTGGTCAATGGACAGACTGGTACAGAGATGCTGTCAATGAAAAAGGCGAATCTTTAGGTAAACACGAGACAAAAGTACTTCACTTATCGGTTACGGATAGAAGAGAAAATAGAGAAGTGGTATAATAATATTATGAATGAAGATATCCCAATAAAAGTTTTTAAAGAACGATCCCTGACCCCTTCTGGATTTTTTGGAAGTGGTGTAGAAAATATTGTTGAGCTAGAAAATTTTATGACTCAAGAAGAGCTTGATTTTTTAGATAATGCAGCAAGAAGCATAAGTGTGTGGGATCTTACTCAAAGCCACGTAAATGAAAATGGAACAGTAGTCTACGACGCTGGATTTTGGAAAGATAGAGTAGCAAGCAGACCATCTTTAGATAAAAATGATCCACGCATTGGGATTGTTATTGAAACATTGGTCAATCGTTTAAAGCCAATAATTGAAAACTTTTTTAATGTAAAAGCCAAACCTACTGGAGAAACAATTGTAAAATGGCTACCAGGACAATGCCAGCATCCTCATGCAGATAAAGAACTACATACTGGCTTAGATGCTGGAGAGCCAAATGACTTTCCACATTACGATATAGCAAGTTTGTTTTATATTAATGATGATTATCTTGGAGGAGAACTATATTTTCCAAATCAAAAAATACAGTTTAAGCCTAAAAAGGGAGCAGCTTATTTTTTCCCAGGGGATATGAATTATGTTCACGGAGTAACAGAGGTAAAAGAATCTTTAAGGTACACATGCCCATTCTTTTGGGAAATATTAGATCACACTGGAGATGTAAAACCAGATTCAAATAAAGAATATTATAGAATATTTCCTAATGAAGTAGAAACAGCAAAATGGGATCCACAAGTTGGACTTTTGGGTAATTCTAGCAATGTCTGATTTTATAGAAGCTATAGAGATTTATCCAAAAATTATTGTATATAAAAATGTCTTTAAGAATGTACAAAAAAATATAGATATTTTAAAAAATTCTGAAAGTAATGATTCAGATAGATTTTTTGCAAATTGGGAAAAGTGGTCAATATTCGGAGAATATTTAAATCCTGTTTTAGGTCATATAGATTCAGAAGAATATGAAAATCCAAATACAGAAAATAAAAAAAATCAAAAAGAATTGTTTGAAGAAGTATTGAGTAGCTTTGACTTTGTAACAAGAGACTATTGTAATAAACATAATATAGAAATTTTTAATGAACTAGATACAAAAATAACAACTTATGATGGCAGCATAGTTAATAAGTGGAAAATTTCTGGTCCAGCAATCTGTAAATATCATATTAGCGATGATGAAAATTTACATGGGATGAGATATCATAGTGATTATCAAAGAGAAAAAAGCCATAGGCCAGGTCACCAATTTGCAGTAACAGTTCTTGGCTACTTTAATGATGATTATGAAGCTGGTGAAATTGATTTTTGTATTGGTAAAAAACTTATTAAATATAAGCCAATAGCTGGAGATATTTTAGTTTTTCCATCTGGAAGCCCACATCTTTTGACTGAAGAAGAAAATGTTTATTTGCATGGTGTTATGCCAGCAAAAGGCTCTCATAAATATTTTTATAGAATGTTTTGGACATTATATCAACATGCATCTAATGAGTGGATTGAAAATGAAGCTAAATTTGGAAAAGAAGTTTGGCTAGGTATGCAAGATGAAATAGAAACAAAATATCACACCCTAAACCCACAAAGACTTAAAATTGATGGAGGAGTAAGAATACAATGAATTTAAACAATAAAAAAAGAATAACAAAAGATATAGTTATTTATGAAAATTTTATAGAAAAAGAAGATTGTAAAAAAATGATTCAGGCTTTGGATGCTCAAGCAAACAATGGAGCAATTTCTTGGATGCCTATTTCTTTTTATGAATCATATTCTTCTGTATTGCCACAAGACAATGATCAAGAATTAATTGATGTTGGTCTTTCTCCCACTATTTTTTCAGATATTGAAAAAACAATGCCAGAAGCAATAGCTTCAGTGCACGACCTTAATCCAAAAACAATTTCTAAGATTGGATACCACACACAAAAATGGGAGCCAGGAGCATATGCCAGAATACACTCAGACAATACAGATGCTGAAGGAAAGTCTGGGGCATTTACAAGAAGTAGATATGCTGGATTCCTTTACCTGAATGATGATTTTAAGGGTGGTCTACTAAAGTTTCCAGATCAAAATATAGAAATTAAACCACAGGTTGGAATGCTTGCTGTTTTTGACGGGGGATTTAACAATATGCATGAGGTATCGTTAATAGAAAGTGGAGTAAGATACACAATAGGATCTTTTTGGGACGACAGAGAAGAGTCTGATTACCCACAAGAATTGCGAGATGCGTGGGCAGAAGAAATGAAAGCTACTAGAGCTCTTCAAGAAGTTGAAAGAGCGGAGTGGCAAGAATTACTTAAGCAGGGTTGGAAAATAGATTTAAGTGGAAATAAATACAAAATAGA